CCTGAGTCTAATGTCGTTGACAACAAGCACATTGAGTGCAAGATGGTATTCAATGATGGAGCTAACATTAAGGTTAGTGAGAAGTTTCTTGCCAGGTACGGTCGTGTTATTACGAGCCGTGGCGGATTCTTCCAGGGAACTAATTATTCCTTTCCTGTGAATACCTTCAATGGACTTTGTATGGGTGTCCTTGTCGGTCTCGGTAAGAAGCAACATATTGTTGGCTTTCATCTTGCCGGGAAGGGCCGTTTGGGCGGTTCTGGCACTCTTCTTCTGTCCGACTATTTGTCGGCCAAGAAGAAGTTGATGTCACGTCCTTCGGTTTTGATTTCTCATTCTTCGACTCCCTTTGAAACTAAGATTCAGGACGTCGATGTTGGGCCTTTGAAGGCCCCGCATGAGAAGTGTGTTACCCGTAGCCTTCCTCTTGGAAGCAAGATTAAGGTTATTGGTGCGCACAACCAAACATCCTCTACCCCTACTAGCAAGGTGGTGACATCGTTGATTTCACCAGCTGTTACTAGTATTATGGGTATTGAGAAGCAGCATGGCAAGCCGAAAGGCATGTCAGATGTTCGCCATAAGGAGGTGGACATTGCTGGGAAGGTTGACACCGTTTTCGAGGTTGACCAGGACAGGCTCGATAGAGCCTTTGTGGATTACTCTACCACCATTCTTGGTGCATTGAGTGAGAAGGAGCTTAACCAGGTGAGGATCATCTCTGATGATGCTAACTTGTCTGGTCTTGATGGAGTTTTGGGCATTAATGCCATTAACTTCGCTTCTTCGCGTGGGTTTCCCCACACCGGTCCTAAGACAAACATCGTTGAGTTGTCTGATCGTGTTGTGAGTGGAATTTCCTGCGTCCGTGACGCTCCCGCTGAACTTTGGGGAGAAGTCGGTAACATGGAGGACATTCTTGCTGCTGGAAAGCGCATTAATGCCATGTTCAAGGGTTCGTTGAAGGATGAGCCCACCAAAAACACCAAGGATAAGGTGCGTGTATTCGCTGCTTGCAATTTTGCTATGATTCTTCTAGTTCGCAAGTATTTCCTTTCTTTGGCTGCCCTCGTGCAACGTAATCAGAAGTTGTTCGAGTGTGCCGTCGGTGTTGTTCAACAGTCCCCTGAGTGGACGGAAATTTTTGAGCACATCGGCAAGTACGGTTGGGAGCGTGGTATCGCTGGCGATTATGCCAAGTTCGATGCCCGCATGTCGGCTCGCTTTATGCTTGCCGCCTTTAAGATTCTCATTGCTATTGCCGAGAAGAGTGGAAATTACTCTGAGCGTGATCTTACGATTATGCGTGGCATTGCTACTGAGATTACTTACCCGACGTACGACTATTTTGGAACCATTGTTCAGTTTTTTGGTTC